TTAGCTACGTAATCAGTGATTTTACTGTTTACGTTTACAAATACTTTAGTACATACATCTTGGTACTTGTCGTCTTTGATTCCTAAGAGAACTTTAACACCCATGTTGGCTTTGTTAAAGTGTGCAAAGAAATCTACCAACTCATTACCTTTACCTTTTGCAATAGAATTCCAAGAATCCAATACAAATGGCTTCTCTTTAGGAGAGATATTACCATAAGCCTTCAATAAAGAGTATACAGTTTCTTCACCACCTTTAGCTTCACGAACACTCTTAAGGTCCATTCTACGAGAAGGATCCAAAGATGCTTGTGCTTCACTCAAAGCAGCCAAGTTCTCAGCCCAAGAAGTTCTAGTAAAGTTGTCAATGAATTGTTTCTTACCTGCTTGAGAGGTACGAGTATCATTGTTTACCCACAAAGAAAACTTACCACGTAAGTCTGTTTTAAAATCAGGATGGTTTACATACCAGAAGTCTAAACGCATTCCGTTTTCACCGTCATAGTTAGGCTCTTTTACTTTGTCTTCGTCAATACCTAGTAAAGCAGCAAGTGCTTTACTGTTAGGGTTAACAGCTACAATTTGAATAGGAGCAAATCCTGTGTACATCTTTTTGCCTGATGAAGGCTCTCTGGTTTCTAATTCGTCAAATTTCATAATAATTTTTTTTTGTTTTTTATTTTGTTTTGGTTACTTCTTCTGTGTAATAGGAGTCAATAGACTGACATACTAAGTTAAGGTCATTAGGGATTAAAGTTTCTGAGAACATATCCATTGGGCTCTTAGCAGGATAGTTGCGGAAACGGTTAGTCACAAAATGATAAGTTGCATTCTCGTCTTTATCTTCACCTACGTGAGTATAAAGTGCGATTGTAAACAATCCTTCGAGAACAATCTGGTTGTCTAACGCTTTACCGATAGTCTTAATCTTCTGACCTACGATATGTCCATCATCCTCAATTGTTTCGCTGTGAGTGATGTAGAATACTTTAAGGTCATTACGAAGCTTACGAGCAGTAGTAAGCATGTTAGTTACGTCTTTAGCCAAGTTAACAAACTTACCAAAGCCTACTTCGTTAGCTTTCTTCATCATAAGAAATGACATAGAGTAGATAGCATCATCCATTACGATAGTCTTAATGTGTAATGCTTTCTCGCTAATCTGTTGTAACAAGGTAGTGATTTGGTTGATGTCGTCTACTTCCATGTAATTCTTAGATTCTAGGTTGTAGAGTTTCTCAGCTCCTTTGAAAGGCAATTCTTTCCGTGCTACGTTAATAATAAAGGTTTCTTTTGGGTCTAGAGTCCTGATAGAGGTAGATTTACCTGTACCTGAAGGACCTACAATTGCGATTAGTTTTGATGACATATTTTTTATTTTACTTTGTTTTCTTCTATGTTGTCTACAATATCACCTAGTGTATCCCAACCAAAGTTGGCTACAAAGTGTACTGCTGCGTGGAAACAATTCATAATACTTTTCTCAGGGTTTTCTAACAGTTCTTCTCTCATAGCTTCGTTGTTAAAAAGCTCTTCTGACATCCATACAATGTATTCGTTTTCTTGTTCTTCTGTCCAGGTATGTTTATCATACCATTCATCTTCTTGAAAGTCTATAGTGTTGTAATCTACGTTGATTACTTCACACATCTTCCGTATGAGTTGTACTAAATAAGGGTTCTTTTCTTCTTCGATCATTTTTAATGTTTTGCTTTTCTTAAAAAATTCTCATAGTGATTAGCTGTAGGGCTATTCATCTCTTGGGGTCTAGGTAACTCTTCAAATTCTCCGTTAGCTCCATTAAAGTATAGACCGATGCTTGAGTTTTCTAAGCCAAAGTATCTATCTTTTAGGAATTTAAGGGATCTGTAGTGGTTACCGAGTAATGATACATCATAGCCATTGTGTGTGCCTATGTTGTATCTAGCAGGACTAAACAAACCTATTACTACTTCGTAGTCTTGGTGTACACCCTTATTGATGTGAAGCTCCTCCATTGAGGGTTCTAGCTTCTCTTCCATAAGTTGACCTTTGTAAGTGTAAGTTTGCTTTTCTGAAGCTGGTGTTTGTTGGTGGACGATTACATTAACCATCTTAAAACGCTTAGAAAATATATCAAGAACATAATCCTTAATCATAAAGTCAAACGTTTGATAAGACGATAACTTCATCTTAGTGTCAGGAGCTAGCTCATTAGATAAAAGACTAATATGATCTAATACAAAGAACACCCACAAGTCATCTGACTTATAAGTATAACCTGTTATTATACGCTTACCTTCTTCTATTTCTTTGTAGGTGTATTCTCCTATCTCAGGATTTTCGAAGTACGCTTTTACGTACTTAGCCATACCTGTGGGATTTCTGATATAGTCAACTACCTCTACTGATCTTTCTAGTGTGTTAATGAACTTCTCTCCTTGCTTTACCTTTTCTAATAGTTCGCTACTTAAAGTATAATTACCTACTGATTTAAGTTGAGATACACTGATTGTAATACGGTGTTTCTCATACATATACATAGATAGGAATGATAGCCAAAAGTCTGTAGCACTTTCCTCTAAGGCAAAATAGAAGATTTTAGGAACTATGTTTGTGTTCTGTGTCTTCTTCATGATGTTAAGAATAGTCATGTATTTAGCAAACTTTGACTTACCTACACCTGAAGCAGCAGTTAAACAAGTAATAGAACCTTTAGTAAATCCTCCATAATGTTCTGATAAACGAGGAAATGGAGGAGGGATAGCTGTTAAGCCACCTGTCTCTTTAATAATCTTGTTACCCTCAATCTGACTTATTAACTTTTCAAAGTTCATAATTAGAGGATTTGATGACTATTGTAAGCAGGTCCTGTACCATTTTTGAGTTCTTCACACCACTTAGCTAAGTCGCTTTGATCTACTCCGTCTACTTTCTTAAAGATAAAGTAACCACATTCTCTGATGAATTTAATACTTCCTTGCTGCTTAAGCGTACTAATATACAGATCGGTGGCTTGTGAGATCTCTTCGAGAGTGTAATCATACTCAGATAAAAACTTAATCAACCTTTTAACTACACTAGACTTATCAGTTGTTTTACCTGATACTCCTAGATTCTTAGCACTGAACTTAGAAATAAAATCAGCTAACCATGTAGGAGGGATACTTAAGTCTCTGTTAGGAGCAGTGTTTATGTGTGTAGTCTTTAATTTCTCAAGAGCAGATAACTCACCAACAGACTCAGTTACATCAAGATCTTGTAGTGCTTTAGGAGTCCAACTGTAAGTTGTTCCATTAAACAGAAGTTTCTCTTCGTAAATCCATCTGTCTATCATCTTTTCCTGTTTGGCTAGTGCCCATAGTACTTCGTAGAATGTCTTTTTCATCTGTTTCTTTTATTAAATTAAAGTTTACACCTGCAAATATTTCCTTCGAATTAATCTTAGGCGGGTCTACAAAGATAAGCGAATCTTCCTCTTTTTCCAAGTCAATTTGGTCTTCCAACCACATTTTTTTCATAAAAAGAAAGCCTGGATGTGACTCCAGGCTATCTCCATAGTGTTCTATTTCTGTCATTTACATGTCTGCTATTTCTTGGAAATCAATTTTTCTTTCCACACACTCTTTAATCTTAGATTCTACGTAATCTTGGTCTTCTGCAACTACGTTAAATACGCTTTCACAAGCATGACAACAAGTGTGTAGTAAAAGATCGTTAGTAATTACTAAGCCACTTTCATCATAACAATGAGGGCAGATGTCATCCATAATCATTTCATCCAGCAGATCCTGACTTATTTCTTTAATTGTAGGGAAGAAAACAGAATAAGACTTAAGTTCCTCTCTGATTTTTGGATCTGTGTATTCAGGATAGCATTCCATAATCCACTCATTGTAGGTTTCATACTCTTTGTCTTTTTCTAGTTCTGCTTCATCTATCATTTCAGAAGGCATTTCTCTGCTCCAATAAGTGGATTGTTTACCTACTTTAGATCCAGTAGAAGCTGATGGCTCAAAAGGATCTATAATTTTAGGTTTAGATTCTACCCAATCTCCAGCTACTGCATCATAGTACCAATCATTGTCATCAGCATCAAACATATGAATTTGACGACCACCATAACCAAGAGGAATAGATGTAGATTTAACTTTAGATCCTCCGTAGGGAAGTTCTGACCTAGAGTATATAGGAAATGTAAGAGGAATGTTCCTTTCAGCAAGCATAGTAAGCATTTCATAAGCAAAGCTAAAAGCGTTGATAAGAAGACCTACACTAGCTATCTCGGTATCTGAGTGCTCGTTAAAGTAACCACATGATAAGTTATGTGAAGAAACTTTAAGTCCTCTTTTACGTAGACCACCGACATCAGTTGCTGTACCTGAGTTAAGAGTGTAACCATACTTCTCCATCAAAGGTTGGATTAGTTCATAATGATCGTGACTAAAAGTCTGAACTCCATTAGTAAACTTAATAAAGTCATTGGTGTAAGACCTACGATCCAGCTGAGTAACTACTAGTGAGTTGTCAAAGAAAGACATATCACAGCAATTAGTACCTACAATTCCTCGTTCCTCGCCATAAGGTAAGAAAACCTTACATACAGGCATCATCTTAAGCATTTGGATAGCAAAGCATACACCTACTGAATCATCGAGACCTAAGCCACATTGTTCACCTGTTGCATCATCAAAGCCAAAAATCCACTGATCTGTTTTAAAGATACGCATACCTACATGGTAATCTTGAGCTGTGTCATAATGACCTACAATAGTAGGGTAGAACTCAGCTTCTCCTTTAGTGCAATAGATATTCCCTCCCTTTTCTACTACTGTTACACCTTCTATCTTAGAAATCAATTCTACAAGCCAATCTTTCTTTAGTCTTTCCATTTCTGGTTGATAAGTAGGGCTTTGTTGATACATGATATCAAACAATAGATCAAAATCTACGGGGAAATCTCCTTTAATAGTGTGGTCTATACTTTCTAGTCGGTTAACGTAACTGCTAACATAAGATTTTGTCATTTTTGTTTTGTTTTAGTTTGTTTTTTAAATAAGGAATTGTTGTTCATCTTGTAGATCTTCCTCCATTTCTTCTGGTTCTAATTCTACTTCTTCTTCGACTGTTTCGTTAATCTGTGCTAGTGATGAAGATACTGAAGATACTGAAGATAATGAAGATCCATGTATATTTATACCTGAACCAGTAGAATTAAGATAAGTTAAAACTGGAATATGATTATATGTACCAGTTGTTCCAGAACTACTTGTAATGAATGTATAACTAGTTTCTGTTTGAGCAATTGTTTCTCCTAGAGCACGTGCTTGTGCTATCATTCTTATAGTTTCTTCTTGTGCTCTTCTGTCAGCTTCCTGAGAGTCATAAGCGTCTTCAGGGATATTTGGATCGTTCTTGTGATAGAAACCACTTCCGTCAGTAAAGTAAAAGTCTTCATCTAGAATAAAGTATCCGAAACCATTTTCATACTCTCTGAGTTGTTCGTCATTTATATGAGCATACTCTCCATTATTTAGTCTAAGAGATCTACATGTAAGAATCGTTTCTCCATTATAGGTTTCTACTGTGTCATCTTCTATAGTAACATAAGAATCGTCTGCTTCACAATAAATATAACAACTACTGCAAGCATAAGAATCTGAATGATCACCTGCAGTAATATAAGTTGAGTCGTCTTCGTTTATCTCATCTCCACAGATGCAACATTCTAGTCTTTCACTAGAGTTGTAGCGACTAAAACAACCTCCAGTAGATCTAAACTGCCAATATTCATCCCTAAGATGTTGGTTTGTCAGAAGCATTCTATGAGGGTCGTAGTTACAAAGAGTGTCTACATAAGGAAACTGATTAATACCTGTTAAGTCAATGTTTAAGGAGAAATTCCTATTTGATTGAAATAAAGTTTCATAACCAGCTCCTATTAGTGTGTTCTTAAGCAAGTTATGAGTCTCGTCATTTGAATAATAGATACGGTCAAACATAAACTTACCTTCGATATTCCACATAATAGAACGAGCAGCAATCTTATTTGATCTTTTAAGTACAGCCATCTTTACTTTCTCTGGGTACTTAGTGTAGATTTGAAAATAATTCCTACAGTTTTGGTAACGCATACAAGAATTACCTAAGGTACCTGAGTGTTGATAGTAATTATTTTCGTGATAAGCGTCTTTAATATCTTCTCCCTCGATAATCTGAAAGTCATACAAAGGATTGGAAACAGTAATCAAAGAGGCATATGCTTCTGCAAATGCAGTAACCTCTCTATCTGAATACTTGTCTGCAAATAACCTACGTACAATCTTACCTATGGAAGTGTGATAACGCTTCTTAAAGTTCCATACTTCTTTAACAGTCATTGAAGTGTTCTCAAATTCTACTGCTAAGAGTCTTTCCCAGTTATTTGAATTTAAAATAACACCATTAGTAGTTAACGTAAACGCATCTGCTCCTCTAGTTCTTGAGTTTTGAATACGTAATGTTCCTGCTTCGTGTGAAAGATAAGTCTGTTTAAAACTAAAAGAATAAGTTTTAGTTGGAGAATCGTCCCAGAATTCTTGAATAAAGTATACGTCAGCGTCTTCTGTACGTTCAATAGGATAAAATCTATCGCCTAGATGTCTTGCAGTCAACTTTAAGGTAAATACCATCATCATATCTTGTGCTGTAGAATCATCTGGAGTCTGTTCTCTGCTTCTACGTCTACTTCTCTGTACATAGAATTTAGCAACAGTTCCAGGACGAATCATCTCCATTGTAGTTTCTTGTCCTGCAAGTCTTTCTTCACGGTCTTTATCTAGATAAGAAATCTTAGTATAGTCCGCTTGAGATAAACCTAGATAGTTACAATACTTACCTTCTAAAGGAACATACTTAAGGTTTAGAATGTCTTCAGCTACTGCTTTTGCTTGTTCGCTACAGTTACTAGCAATTAATCTAGTTAAGCGAGTCTTTAGGTCTTTGTGTAATACAAATTTGTCTCTTGCTATCCTTACTCGTCTTTTAGGTAAGCTACCAAGTGAGTGAGCAGATACTTGTAAGGTATTTGCTGTTTCCATAAACTCCATTGAAAATGGATCATCGGGGATTAGAGCTGCAATTAGCTCCTGTGGTTCTTGTGGTTGTGAATTAGGCATATTTTAGTTGGTTTAGTTTAAAACAAAAAAGCACCCCTAGAGGTGCTTTCATTAAATTTTCTTCTTAATTTAAAGTTGTTCTGGTGTTTTTTCGCTGTCTTTTTTGTAACGATGAGCTAGCAGTAAGTTTTTTTCTCCTAAAGCTTTTTTAAATTCTCTGTCTCTTTCTTTCTCTGAGTAGAACTTGTAGTCTTCGTTCTTTTTCATTGTCTTTACAATCAGATGGAATTCTATGACTGTACCTTCTTCGCTTAACGTATACTCCATTATTCAAAGATAGCACATAAATCTACTACAATCCCTATTAACAGGGAGAATACGGAGACAAAGAGAAGAGAGAATGCGAAGAACTCGTTACTACTCATACAGTTAGTGTTCTTAAGCTTTCTTCCAATATTTTTACATGCTTTTCTCATTGATGTGCTGTTTTACTTCTTTCCAAAATAAAACTGCATTATGTACAGTTTTGTTGTTTAGATAATTATCCATATCTCTGTACTCAGCAATGATTTTATCTAGGGTATAATTAGCAATCTGCTTAAATCGGTAGTGGTCCATTTGAAAACCTAAGGTCTTCTTAATTTCCACTTCTATAGCTTCTGCCTGTTGTTTGGGACTCATGTTACAAATATAAGTTAGTTAAAGCTTTTCTGCCTTCTCTTCGAATCTATATTTTAACTCTTCTTTAAAAACCTCTTTGTAAAAATCAGAGAGTTGATATTGAGTCTTTAGTATAGCTTCTATGTGATCGAAGTCTAAGTCTTTAATAGGTTTGTAGACTAAGGGTTGTCTTCCGTCTATACCTCTAGTACCCCAATGAACAGCAGATCTTCTTGTTAAATGTGAGCCATCGTCATAGACGCTTAACTCTTCGTAAGTTCCTACATGTCTTCTAAGATAATCTGTTCCTCCATCTACCATAAGAACTTCTTTAGTAATAGTATCCTTATAGGTGTTATAATCATGACGATTATAAGAAGTAAGGATAGTACCATCTGGTGTTTTAATCCTGTTTAAAAGGATCTTGTTTTCCGTAGTCATAAGTTAGTATATAAGCTGGTTTAATTGTTGTTGTGATGCTTCCGTTGATGTCAACTGTTTCACTCCTACACTCAAAGGTTTTAAACTTGTAACCTGCTTTAATAAAGAAGTTAAGCGAAGTTAAGTTATTCGCTTTAACTCTTGTAATTACAGTTACAAATTCTTTTGTCTCTTCATAGATAGATTTAATAACATAATCTATGAGAAAACTTGCATAACCTTGTCTTTGATACTTCTCTGCTACATGAATAAAGTTAATACGATAGCATTCTTTTTTCTTTCTCATTAACATTACAGCTACTATATCTAGTCCGTCTTGGATAGCGTGTACTGTTAAATTAGGGTCGTTAAACGACTTGTCCGTAAATTGTACTTCAAAATGATCTGAAATAAACTGAAAATATTTAGGATCTTTTCTGTTGTAATAAGAAATTTGAGTTAGCATAGATAGTTTTAGTTTCGTGTTTATAGATAGCTCTTTTGTAGAGCTCTCTAAAAGCAAATCTATTAAGACCTAAACGATTTCCTGCTCTTTCATAGCTGTACCCTAGTTCATCTCTTAAGATAAGGGCAGCATATTGTCTAGGAGTAAAACCTTTTAGGTCTAATTTGAGAGGGGTGCTTTGATCGGGGGATGACATAAGTAGTTTTCTAAAATAAAGTCAGTATTCTCTAAGTGTGAATGTAGTGATTGATCTTTTGATAGTGACTCATAAAAGCTATCTGTTTTTAGATGCTTTAATCTGGGTAACTCATAAAAATCTCTTTCTATTTGCTCTTTAGCCTGTTCGATATGATTTAAGTAGAGGTGAGTATCGCCTAAGTTACCTATTAATTCATCAGGAACCATATTTACCTCTTTAGCAAGGATAGTTAAGAGAAGAGCATAGGAGGCGATGTTGAAGGGAAGGCCGAGGAAAGTATCTACTGAACGTTGATTCCACATTAAAGAGATTGCTCTGGTTGGTATGTTAGCTTGAGTTAAAGCCACATCGATAGTATTTTCTATTGCATCTCCCAAGTTTAATTTTATAAACGGTACTTCTATTTTATTTTCAAATTTAGAGTTATAATTTTCTACTCTTTCTGCTCTACTCAACTCTCTTGTATAAACTTGAAATCCATAATGACAAGGTGGAAGAACCATATCTTCAAGAGCATCTACATTCCAAGCACTAACCATTAATCTTCTAGAGTCTGGATTGTGTTTAAGATTATAGATTAGACTTTTAATCTGGTCAATTGAACCTCCTGCTAAGTCTGTTGAAGGCCATCTTCTCCACTGAGCACCATAAATAGGACCTAACTCACCGTATCTAGCAGCAAAGTCAGAATTAGTCTTGATTTGTTCTGCAAACGCTTCTATAGTGTAAGCATGATTATCGTCTGGTCTTGCTTCACGGTAAGATTTATAAGCGTCTCCTGTCCAAATATTACATCCGTTGTCTAAAAGGTATTTAATGTTAGTGTCACCCTTTAAAAACCACAGTAACTCAGTTACTATTGTCTTCCAAGGCATCTTCTTAGTGGTTAAGAGAGGAAATCCATCACTCATTCTATGTCTAATGGTGTAGCCAAAGATTGACTTAGTACCTGTTCCTGTTCTATCAGACTTCTCTACTCCGTAATCTAAAATAGATTGAAGTAGAATTTGGTATTGTGTGTCTATGCTGTTCATTTAAGTGAGTTTAGTTTTCCTTCTAAGAAATCGTTTATCTTATAAAGTAATGTAGTAATGCCTTCAACTATTGTTTCTAGTATAAGTACTAAAAAACCTATTAATCCGAAGAAAAACATTAAAGATAAAAGAGTTATTCTAAATAAAAAGAGTTTCATGGCTTAAAGTCTGAGTACTTAAGTCCCCACTGTAGGTTGAACCAGGTCATTTCTTTCTCTGCTAATCCCTTATTCATTTTAAGGTTCTTACGTAGGTAAGCTATACCCCATTCTCTCCATTCTTCTGATTGAGCAACTGTCATAGTCCAATCAGTAAACCAATCATCTTTGCGGCCTTTAATATCCTCAAAGGTGACTTCATGACCTGCAATAACAAACATCTGATTGATGATGTCGATTACTGCTTGTTCTCTTTTTTGTTCTCTTGTTGTGCGTGCCATAGTTCGTATGTACTATTTGTAGTTTTAAACTTAATATAATCGTCTTCTTCTTTTAAGATTTCTGTGATAGAAGTTGTTAACCAAGCAAAGCTTATTCTATGTGGATTTAATATACAAGATAATCCAATAGCAGGTTTATCATGTAATTTTCCAAAAGTACCATCTGGTTTCCATTCAATCCATCCAACTTTATCACCAAAGCTAAGTAGATTATCTCTTTCTCTAAGAAGTTTATACTTGTAGCCAATAACTTCTAAGACATTATCTTCTGTTAATGTCATAGGTATTTTGTCTTGTTTTATTTTGCTCATAAGTTTTCTATTTCTTTTAACATTTCTTTATGGTGCTCTATATGATCTCTGTTTTGCCAACTGTGGGCCTCTAGAGCTAATATAATTCTTTCAATACTTAACTTAGCACACATTACAGCTTCCTTATACCGAGACTCACAACTGTTAATCCCAGTATAAAGGCTGCCATTGTTAGGTAATCTATAGTAAAAAGATAAAACGAAGTCTTGGGCTTCTGCTTTAGGACCTTGAGGTTCCATTTGTTTGCTAGTAGCTTCAAACTGTTCAGGAGATACTTCACTGAGTAGCTTTTCAATAAGGGGAGATATATATTCTTTAGTCATTGTTACTTCCGAATGTTTCGTTATAAAATTGCCCAAATGTTTTTATAATACCTTCTTCACGCAATACATAATCTTCGTATGCATAATACAATTTTATAGTTTCCTCCTTGTGCATTGCTTTGGCTTGTTCGATATGATAATATTGCTCTGCGCTTAATGCTTTTGGAAATAATTGTTCAACTAAATAATCTACTGCCGTTTGTTTATTGTTGCTCATTGTTGTGTTTCTTTAACCCAATAGAAATCTAGTAAGGTTCTCATAAAGAATCTCTTAATAAAGTTAGGTTTACTATAGGTAGCAAATGAAACACAGTATGCTCGACTTTTACTGCCTAAACAATACCATCCTACTGTTTTTTTTGGCTTGGGAAAGCTTGCAATTTTATCTTCTAATATCTCTCGTAATGAATCTTTGTTAATTGGTGTCATTGTTTTCTAAGTTTTCTAGTTGTTTTTTTAATCTTTCAATACTACCCCAGATAATACCTGCATTAGGATCTAGTTGCTTAATCTTAGCTACTAGCTCTTCTTGTGCACCTCTAGAGTAAAACCCTTGTTCTATGTCATCTGCTAAGTTTTGTAAGTGCATAGGAGCATATATAGAGATACGTAGGTCATAACTGTGCCACTTAGTCTTCCAATCTATAAAGGCAATACCTTTAGTTAGTTTTTTAAGTAAGTTATGCAAGGTCCAGTTACGAACTCTTACAATAGATTTATCACAACCAAACACATGTAAGAATCTAAGAAACCACCTGGGGCAGAATTTAGGCTTAGCTTCATGATCCATAGCAAGTACTAAAGGATAAAGAGCATTAAAATAATCACCTTCTTCATTCCATAGATGTGTTCCTAAGTAACCATACTTCTCAAATCCTTTGGGAAAGAAGATATAGCGGAAATCATCTAATTCAATGTTACGGGTGAATATCATACCCCTTTTTCTTCCTCTCCAGAAGAGAAAGAAATACTTAATATTCTCTAAGCGCTCTTCTAAGGTAGGAGGCTTATAAAATTTACTGTTTTTGTCTATTTTACCCATGTTTTCTTTTCTTTTTTTAAATTCTTTGCGTTGTTCAACTCTTTCTTTAAGTTTTGCAAGTGCATCAGACTGATAGATCTCTCCAAACTCGCCATTAAGAAATCTTTCTTTTATGTTAGTCATAGTTTTAAGATAAAAAAGCCCTCGATTAAGAGGGCTCTTGAAATTTTAAGTAGTTGTCTAGATATCCTTGTATGTTATCTCTTCCTACAGGATTCTGAGAGTGTACAAAGTACTTTGGTAGCTTAACTGCATTATTCATGCAGTATTCTATAAGCCATTTTGCACAATCTAACCCTGTTAACTCTGTGCCTAAGTCGTGATCAAGAGACATTCCATCAGGCATAGGATTTTCAGTTAGATAGTTTACAAATTCTCTGTAACCTTTTACCCAAGTAACTTTTACATTTTCACCAAAGATAACTGTAATCCAAACTCTGAATTGTGCTTGAGTAGGATTACGTAAGTCATCAAGCCAAAGAATTTCCTTTGTCACCGTTAGTAGTTCTTTTAGTGTTTGTTGACCTACGCTTAGCGTTGGCTGCCTTACGTTTTTTACGCTTAACGGCTTTTTGAATATCTTCCTCTACGTGGTCATAAGTAATATCACTATGTATAGGGTATCTTTCTTTTTTATCTGTACGATACAGTAAGTAAAGAATGATTATACCTATAGCCGAAGCTCCAAATAAGATTGCTAAGCCTGTGAATATGCTTTCCATTATTTCTGACTTAAGTCTATGGAACCTGTAATGAAGTTAAGTTGTTCTGTGAGATGCATCTCTCCATAAGCATTGTCTACTTCATACGTCTTAGCAATCTTTACTACCTTCTCTTCGATTTGTTTTTCTAGTGTTTCATCGTGAAGTTGAGACCAAGAGTCTCCGTTTTTAATACAAATCATTAAGATGTTAGCGTTGTGTTTGTCGATCTGATAGTTTACCCGATACATAATTAGTTTAGCTTTGTGTATTTTCTACTGATTTTTCTTTGTTCCCAAATTAGATGTAATTGCCACCTGTACCATTTGATTAAGTCTATACCTTTCTCGTTACAGTGGTCTATAAACTGAGGAGTCATCTTACCTTTAAGAGATACTACCTTTTCCATGGCTGTCGGACAATTGATCATCATCTGCAAATATACTACAAATAACATCGTTTGTTACTTCTTGTTCATTGATTTCGAACAAAGTAAATACACTTGGTTGATTTTTAAACTGTTCTAATTCAGCCTTAGCCGCAGCAAAGTCTGCTTCAATTAGAATGTCTAGCTCCCTAATGAGCTGTTTGCATGATTTTTCTTTGTTTGTCATATTGATTAGGTTTAAGTTAGGTGTGTGATTTTGTTTTGGTCGTAATTCTTTAAGTTATCTGATACCCACTCCGTTGTCCAATGGTACTTCGATTACTTGTACTCCGCAATGGTCTGCGTTATCCCATAAAGTTGAATCATCACAATTTAGAATCTCTAATAAATGCCTTGCTTCTTCTTCTGTTGTTTCTTTGGTGTTGTAGATGATGAGAGTTCTTTTTGTAGTAACGGGTGCCAAATTCATAAGATGTTTTTTTACCATTTCTTGTGCGGTATCTGGGTTATTCTCATAGTAATTTTTGATTGCCTCGGCAGTGTTTAGCAATTGATGTTGTGTAAATAGTTTCATTGCTTATCTCTTTGTATTTTATTACGCATCCATTTTGCACCTTCTATAAATCCTACTTCTAAATAATTCGCAAAATCAATAGGAAACATTTCTACACTGTTCTCATAAGATTGCTTTTGTTCTTGGTATTCATTGTTTGATTCTTTCTCTATCTCCTCATCAGTTGGTAGTTGAACTGAAGGAGCTGCTAGTATTAAAAAGTCAGCAGTCAATCCTGTATATTGGCTTTTTTCAATCATTTTTTTTACTTGTTCTTCTGTGTATAGTTTCATTTCTCACCTCCTCCGTAGGTTTGTTCGTAGTATTGTTCACCAGTTATTGGTAATGTACTTTCAGGATAATCAATTCCATGAACTGTTCCTTTGTTGTATGCAGTTTCAATTCTTTCCTTCTCCATTTCTTTGCATTGGTCTGCATAAGATTCTATCATTTCAAGATGTTCTTTACTCAGTAGAATTTGGTCTTTAATAGCATTTAGAAATTGTTCAACTGCCGTCTGTTGTTTATTGTTTGTCATTTGTTACCTCCCTTGTGTATTGGG